CAGAAAGGTAAACAGTTTGTAAATTCGATTCAGTGAGCCGTTTGATAACTGGCGGCGCTTTGCTCATAGCGCAGTCAGCTTGGGTTTCTGGGACGCGTTTCCAAGCCTTAAGAATGTCAAAACCACCAAAGACTAAACTTAGGTAATCAAAGAAACGGTGCGATTCTTCCCCGACTATCGCAATCTCTTGGTCGGCATGGACTTGAGCCATATACAAATCTTTGTAAACATTCGAAATCGGCAGAACATAGCAAGCAACTTCGTCCGACAACAAAGAGTACGACTCAGCTAGTGCGTCAATGTATCTTCTTCTCACTATTTCCACCTGGTCTGGTGGCAAATGAAAGAGCAGCTCACGTAGCATAGCATTCAATGTGCCAATCATTTGTTTAGTTGGAGTCTCAAAACGTGATGGCAACATCCAATCCATGGATCGCTTCAAAGAATCTGGAGACAAGGCCGCCACGCTCTTGTTATCAAACCAAGAACGTTTAACTAACCTTCTCTTTAGAAAACTACTCTTCCGCGGCGCAATGAAAGGCTCTTCAACGATACCTTTTGCTGCTGATGTGAATGTCATGGAAGTCTCTCTCGAAATAAATTTTGCGTAAGTCAGATTATTCATATGATCCGTATACTCTTTCTTTACAGAAACGACCATATCATCTCCATAGATCAATGGTTTACATCCCTTAAAAAAGTCAGTAACATCATACTTTTCTGACCAATGATAAACCAGCAAAATTAATCCACGCAAAGAATTATCTTCTGCAGTACCATATTTGCCAGATGGCTGGTATCCTGGTACTCCAAACAAGTCTCCACACACGTTAACTATGGGAAAAATCTGATCACTCAACACTCCTCGAAGAATCTTAAGTGAATCATCATTATAACCCATAGCCTTACACACGTTATGGACGACTGATGCTGAGGCCATTGCCAATTCAACGGGCATGAGTTGATCATATCCACTATAATCCCCCTCCATCCATTTATCTGAAAATCCGAACATTTCAGTCCAAATTTTCTCACCCATGGTATGCATATTGAATCCAATTGCCGTACCAAAAGCTTCAGGAAATTGGATGAGAGTAGAGAAAAAAGGACCTAAAAACATCCTTTGAACAATCAGACTCGGTAGAGTTGACGTGCAAAACACTCTAGTCTTTCCCGCCAAAACTTTCTCAAGCAATCTCGGCTCATCTTTCAACTGAGCCTCGAAAACGTTGGGTATA